AAACTAATGTTTATTGGGCTGAAGATTTGTGTATATCAGATGATGGATTAACATTTATAGGTAATGCTAGGGGTGTAAAGAAATCTTTTATTGTTGAAAAAACTGGCGGATCTTGGCCAAGCAGTTTGACTGGAACTGGTGTTACAGACTTTTTCCTAAGTGGTGGTAACGGATATGTAACCAATGTTACAATATCAGGAGATGGATTAACAGCAGCAGCAGGTGCAGTTGGTAGTGATATGAATGGGCTTACTAATAACGGAAGAGTCGCTATATATAGAAAATCGGGAGGGACATGGAGTTTAGAGCATTCTATTATCGGCACTCAAGATAGCGGATTTTTCGGTAGTTCTCTTTCTTTAAGCACTGATGGAAATAAACTTATTATTGGAGAAGACGGAAAAACTGTGGACACAGAGGTACGGGCGGGCAATGTTTATGTATATACAAGATCAGGATCAACTTGGAGTTTAGATTCGGTTATAAATGATCCTGATCCTCAAGAATATACATATTTTGGCGATAGAGTTGATATATCAGGAAACGGTCATTACTTGGTTATAGGTGCGGATGGGGATGACGGTACTAGTGTATCTACAACATGGAATACTGGGTCGGTGTTTATTTTCAAGTCTTAATATATTAGACTAATGTCTTTATTTACAAGTTAACGATAGAAGGCTAGTATTCCCTATCCTCAACTGATTACTCTTTTATTATAACATTTTTTTAAACCGCTGTAAACAAAAAAATAACAACATCTGGTACTTTTTTTTAAAAAAATAGCTCATATAGCTATTTACAAAAACCTAATTATACTATATAATAGTACCAACAAATAAAAAAATACATAAAACCGCACTTCATTACAATACCATAATTTTAGTTAGTTATGGTATAGTATTTTTTGTGCTCCGAGAAAGAAAGATGCCCATGTTATTTCAAGAACAGATAGCCAGAAAACCAGACTTATATCCTTGGACAAAAGATTTTATTGAAGCAATTTGGAAAGGGTTTTGGACCCCAGAAGAATTTAACTTTAGATCAGATTACTCACAATTTAAAACAGATTTAACACCACAGGAACAGGAAATAGTTGTTAGAACTATGTCGGCTATTGGACAAATTGAAATAGCAGTTAAATCGTTTTGGGCTGAAGTTGGTAATAATTTACCACACCCATCTATCAAAGACTTAGGTTTTGCTATGGCAAATTCTGAAGTGATTCATAATATGGCTTATGAAAAGATTCTTGATGTATTACATCTAACTCATGTATTTGAAGAAAACTTAAATGTAGAAGTTATTAAACGTAGAGTAGATTATCTCCGTAAGTATAATAACAAAGTTTATGCAGATGATAAGAAGCAATACATTTATTCAATTATGCTCTTTACATTATTTGTGGAAAATGTGAGTCTGTTTAGTCAGTTCTATATAATTATGCACATGAATAGAAATAAAGCAGTAATGAAAGATTGTGCACAACAAGTACAATATACACGTAATGAAGAAATGCTACACGCTCAAGTAGGAATTAAACTAATTAATACTTTGCGTGAAGAATATCCAGACTTGTTTGATGAAGAATTAGAAGCGAGAGTGAAAGAGGAGTGTATTGATGCACTAAAAGCAGAAAGTAAAGTTATTGATTGGATTATGGGAGATTATGAAGTAAAAGGGTTGAGTGCGGATATTCTTAAATCATTTATTGCAAAAAGAATGGCGGACTCTTTAGATCAAATTGGATTTGATAGTAGTGAGATTGTATATGATCAGAGTCATGTAGATGAGACTTTTTGGTTTGATGAAGAATTATACGGAGCAAATATGACTGATTTCTTTCAGAAAAGACCTGTTGAATATGCAAAGGGTCAGGGTATATCTGCGGATGATTTATTTTAATGGAGAATATTATGGGGTTTGAGTGGGCAAATGAGGACTCTCGTACTTTTTTAAGTAGAGGGTATATAGATGGAAATATGACTGTCGAAGAACGTGTAAGGATTATTGCATGGACAGCAGAGAAAATTTTAGATAAAGAAGGTTTTGCTGATAAGTTTTATGATTATATGAGTAGAGGATTTTATTCTTTATCTTCACCAGTATGGTCTAACTTTGGAACTAAAAAAGGTTTACCTATTTCTTGTAATGGTGTTTTTATTAATGATAATATGGAATCTATCTTAAAGAAAACAGCAGAAGTTGGTATGCAAACCAAAATGGGAGCAGGTACTTCTGGTTATTATGGGGCACTCAGAGCAAGAGGCGAACCAATTAAGAGTGGTGGAACAGCAGATGGTCCAGTACACTTTATGAATCTAACAGAAACCACAGTAGATGTTGTAGCACAAGGTAATGTCCGTAGAGGATCCTTTGCTGCATATCTTGATATATCATCACCTGATATTATGGAGTTTCTTGACGCTCGTGAAGAAGGCTCATCTATTATTAATATGTCACTTGGTGTGTGTATTGGCGATGACTGGATGCAAGAAATGATTGATGGCGATCCGGATAAGAGAACCGTATGGGCTCGTGTTCTCCGTAAGCGCCGTGAGTCTGGTTATCCATATCTGTTCTTCAAAGATACAGTAAACAAAAATAAACCACGTGTTCTCAGACAAAAAGATATTTCTATTTGGGCATCTAATCTTTGTTCCGAAATCTGTTTACCATCATCAGAAGATGAATCTTTTGTATGTAACTTAGCATCTATGAATATATTAAAAGCAGACGAGTGGATGGAGACAGATGCAGTAGAAACAATGATTTGGTTTCTTGATGCTGTGATGGAAGAATACATTGAGAAAACCGCTGATATACAATTTATGCAATCTGCAAATAATTTTGCAAAACGTTGGAGAGCACTGGGGCTAGGTCAGCTAGGTTGGCATTCATATCTACAATCTAAAATGATTGCATTTGAATCATTTGATGCACATCTATTATCAGCAAAGATTAGTAAGTTTATTGACGATCGTTCTCTTGAAGCTTCAAAAGAATTAGCTATTGAGTATGGTGAACCAGAAGGTATGTTAGAAACAGGCGAACGGAATCTAACAAGAACTGCTGTTGCTCCAACTACATCATCATCTTTTATTCTTGGTCAAGTATCTCCGTCTATTGAACCTTTAGCATCTAATTACTTTACAAAAGATTTAGCAAAGGGTAAATTTACATATCGTAATCCATACCTAAAAGATTGTTTAACTGAGCACAATAAAGATAATGAAGAAACTTGGGTTGATATTCTAAAGCATGGTGGATCAGTACAGCACCTAGATTTTTTAACACAAAATGAAAAAGATGTATTTAAAACATTTAGTGAAATTACTCCACTATCTATTGTCCAACAAGCAGGTGCAAGACAAAAATATATAGATCAGTCACAAAGTTTAAATATTCTAATTCATCCAGATGTACCAGCTAAAGATGTAAATGCTTTACTTATTGAAGGTTGGAAGCTAGGTGTTAAAACTTTCTACTATCAACGTAGTGCTAATCCAGCTCAAGAACTGGTACGTGACATTATGAACTGTGATGCTTGTGAAGGATAACAATAAATGAAATATTATTACATTGAGTGCGAAATTTGTGACGAGCAGTCTCAAATAACGGTAGAAAATTCTTCTCCAGAGCCAGAGTTTTGTCCTATGTGTGGTAACATTGCTATTCCAAACTTCTTAGATGAAGAGGAAGATTTAGATTAAATTTTACTAAATAGTATTACTTACAACTAGGGTTAAGTAATATTATGTGGATTTTAAATGGTAACGAATTTGACCCAACCGAGTTTGATTTTGATAACTTGGTTGGGTTTGTTTATTGTATAACAGATTTAAGCAACAATAAAAAATATATAGGTAAAAAAGGTTTTTGGTCAAGAAGAAAACTAAAACCACTAAAAGGTAAAACCAGAAATAGAATTGTTAAGAAAGAATCCGATTGGAGAGATTACCACGGATCTAATGAGGAAGTTAAACTTCTTGTTGAGACTCATGGATCAGAAAGATTTAAAAGAGAAATACTCCGACTCTGCAGAAGTAAAGGCGAGATGTCTTACTTTGAAATGAAAGAGCAGATTGACCGTGAAGTGCTATTTAGCGACGAATATTATAATGAGTTTATAGGAGGAAAAATTCATTCTAAACACGTTAAAGGAATAGCAAATGTATGAATATAAATGTAAAGTATTAAGAGTAGTCGATGGCGATACAGTAGATGTTGATATTGATCTAGGTTTTGGAATAGTATTATCAGATGAAAGAGTTCGTATCATGGGAATTGATACACCAGAATCACGCACTAGAGATAAAGTAGAAAAGCTTTTCGGCAAAGCAAGTAAGTATAGACTTGAATCATTACTGGGTGAAATTGCTATATTAAAAACACAAATTAATAAAGACGGCGAAGACATGAAAGGCAAGTTTGGTAGAGTTCTTGGAGACTTTGTAACAGAAGACGGAAGAATGGCTACTGAAGTAATGATCGATGAAGGACATTGTGTTCCATATTTTGGAGGATCAAAGGAAGAGGTCCAAGCGCAACATATGAAAAATAGAGAACGTCTTATATCAGAAGGTATTGTAACACAGGAACAAATAGACGAAGTTTCATAAATATGCTTGATTATTTAACATTAAGTTTGGCTTTATCGTTACACCTTGGTATGGATGGAGAGTATAACGAATTACATCCTCATATTCGATATCAAGATAATAAGTTTATATCTGGAGCATATTATAACAGCTTAAATAAAATATCATTATATGCGGGAATTCGACACGAAATAAATAATTTTGGAATTGAATTTACTACTACTACTGGTTATGATAATATTTTTTCGCCGTATATTCGTGCTACACAAGACGTTAGTGAGCATACTAGATTTTTTATAACTGGCGCGGCAGAGAATAAAAGCATAGGGACAATTATTGGTGTTGAATTATCAATAAACTAATAGGAGACTAATTATGAACGCTAAATTCGGAATAGGTGTCATTATAGCAATTGTACTACAAGTAAGTGCATTTGTTTGGTGGACGGCACAACAAGCACAAACTATTGAAACACTTAAAGGTGAGGTTGCAGAACTTACCGCCAAGAGTGAAATTGAAAAAGAAGTTACATTAATTAATGATGTAAAACAACTACAGAAAGATATTATCGAGCTAAATGATAAAACACTGAAAGCAATACTTGAAACACATGATCGTATTGATGGTTTAGGGCAACATGTAAGTAAACAAGATGAACTAATTAATAGCACCTTTACAAACCAAATGGCAGAGTTTGAAGAAAAGGTACAGAATAGTTTTAATGTAGTTGAGGGTTGGGTAGATGAGTTAGATGTTTCTGTTGAAGATTTATATTTACACATAGATGTGACTAGTCAAGGTCTTGATAAAAAATTAAGTGATAGAATTAAAGATCATAAACATTAGGGGTTTACATTTAATTCAAAATAGTATATAATGGTTTTAGTTATAAAGAGGAATATATTATGATTATTATTGATTACTCTGGTGTTTCTATTGCTCCTATTGCAATGGGTCATGCTGGTGTAGATGAAAACTTAATTCGCCATATGATTCTAAATTCTATTAGAATGTATAGAAATAAATTTAAAGATAAGTATGGCGAAATAGTTATTGTCGCAGACGGCGGTGGTAACTGGCGTAAGAAAGTATATCCTGAATATAAAGGCAATCGTTCTAAGAATCGTGAAGAATCTAAGATTAACTGGGAAGAAGCCTTCCGTGTTATTGGTATGGTTCGTGATGAACTTAGAGATAATTTTCCTTATAAAGTTATTCACCAGTGGGGCTGTGAAGCAGACGATACTATTGCCGAACTTGTAAAGTGGACACAAGAATTTGGTAATCATGAAGAAGTCATGATTGTATCAGCAGATAAAGATTTTAAATAGCTTCAAAAATATAATAATGTAAGACAGTATTCTAATATTACAAAGAAATTTGTAGACGAGCCTAATCCCAGACTTTATCTTGCAGAACATATCTTAAAAGGTGATGGTGGTGATGGAGTACCTAATGTATTATCTGATGATAAGTGTTTAGTTGAAGGTCGCCGACAGAATGTTCTATCAAAGAAAAAGAAAGAGGCTTTACTAGAAGACCCTAAAGCTTTAGGCGAAGACGTTTATAGAAACTATTTGCGTAATAAAAAAATGATTGATTTAACAGAAAGTTCAGAATGTCCTGAAAGTATAAAACAAGAGATTATAAATACTTTTATAGAGCAAGATCAATATAAAAACAAAGGTAAAGTTTTTCCCTTTCTTGTTCAAAAAAGATGTAAATTATTGCTAGAGAATGTACAGGAGTTTATTTAGAATGGCGAAACTAATTTATGAAGTAATTGTGGAAGCCGGCAAGAAAAGATCCAAGGCTGAGAAAGTTGAATGTTTAAAACAGAATGAATCTTGGGCTTTAAAAGATATTCTTAGAGGTACGTATGATGATGCTGTTCAATGGTTAGTTCCAGAAGGAGCGCCGCCATATACTCCCAATAAAGAAGA